GGGCGAGCCGGTGGACGAGCTCGGCGAGGCGGTCGTGGACGACGGCCCGACGCTCCAGGCGATCGACCGGATTGCGAAGCTTTCCGAGTCGCGCCGGAAGCTGCTCGGTATCGACGCGCCGATCCAGGTCGGCGGGCAGTTCGAGGTGCACTACAAGATCAACGGCGTGGATGCGGGGGACTTGACGTGAACGAACCCACCATGACGGAGACGCCCTCCGGCGACGGCATGAAGCGGGTCCGCGCCGAGGCGCACGTGCCCGTCGGCGGCCAGATCTACCGGATGACCGCCGAGATCCTGGTGCGCGAGGACGTGCAGCTCGTGCCCGCGATCGCCTACCAGCCGGACGGCTCGGCGACCATCGGCCTGTACGGCAACCTGGACCGCGGCAAGGCGTACGCGGTGGCGCACCAGCAGGCCCCGCGGGTCGGCGGCACGGACGACGCGCCGGCTGATGACGAGGACTACGAGGACCAGCCGGCCTGGTGGGACCAGTGACGATCCCCGCGGTCCTCTTCGCCGGTCCGCGTGACGGCGACCGGGTGCAGATCAGCGAGCCGTTCCCGGCTGTGCTGGAGTTCCCCGACGTCGCCACCGTGCCCGAGTACTGGCCGATGACCGAGCCGCCGCGGACGTTCACCGCCGTGCGCTACCTGCGTCAGGGCGTCGTCACCGGGGGCGGTGTGCCCGTGGCGGCCATCTTCATCTGCGAGTGCGTGAACCTGCGGGCGCTGCCGTGACGGGCCCGATCCTGGTCGTGGCCGGCCGCTACACCGACGTCGTTCGGTGGGCGCAGGCGACGGGCCGTGTCCCGGCTGGCGTGCGCTGGGTGCGAACGGACCAGGACGCGCGGGGCGTGGCCGGCGAACACCGGTACGTGGACCTGGGCGGCGATGGCGCGTGGGGTCTGGCACGGGAGCAGTACGTGCGAGCGCGGGAGGCGCTGCTGCGCCGAGTGAGGTCGGGCCGGCTGACGCTGCTGCCCGTGGACGAGACGCAGGTGACGCGGTGAGCACGGCGGTGCTGGAGCACAACTACGTGGCGGTCGGCGCGGCGCTGGAGCTGTTCAAGAACAAGGGCCGTGAGGTGATCCTGTCGGGGCCGGCCGGGACAGGGAAGTCGCGCGCGTGCCTGGAGAAGCTGAACGCGCTCGCGCTGGCGAACCCGGGTATGCGCGGCCTGATCGTGCGGAAGACGCAGGTCAGCATGACGTCGACGGCCCTGGTGACCTTCCGGGAACACGTCATCACGGAGGGCCTGAAGGCTGGCCTGGTGGAGTGGTACGGCGGGTCGCGGTCCGAGGCGGCGTGCTACCGGTACACCAACGGATCTGTGATCAATGTGGGCGGAATGGACAAGCCCACCAAGATCATGTCCTCGGAATACGACGTGGTGTACGTCCAGGAAGCGATCGAGTTGATCCCCGATGACTGGGAGGCGATCCTATCCCGGCTCCGCAACGGGAAGATCTCGTTTCAGCAGGTCATTGCCGACACCAACCCCGACACGGAGACGCATTGGCTCAAGCAGCGGGCGAACTCTGGCAAGCTCGCCATGCTGGAGTCGAGGCACCGCGACAACCCGGTCTACTGGGACGCCTCGCGCGAGGAGTGGACCGAGCGAGGGCGGGCGTACATGGAGATCTTGGACAGCCTCACCGGCGTGCGTCTGCTGCGCCTGCGTGACGGGCTGTGGGTCGCGGCCGAGGGCGTCATCTTCGACCAGTGGGACCGGCGCGCGCACCTGCTCGACAAGAAGGATTTGCCGAAGAAATACATCAACAACGCGTGGCGTCGAATCTGGACCGTGGACTTCGGATACACGAACCCGTTCGTTCTCCAGTGCTGGGCGATTGACGGCGACGGGCGCATGTATTTGTACCGCGAGATCTACCACACTCGTCGGCTTGTCGAGGACCACGCAAAGCAGATCCTGAGCATTGTTGCGCCGAACGGAAAGTGGATCGAGCCGAAGCCCGAGGCGATTATCTGCGACCACGACGCGGAGGACCGGGCGACGTTGGAGAAGCACCTGGACATGCCGACTGTGCCCGCGCACAAGTCGGTGTCGGACGGCATCCAGGCGGTCGGGTCGAGGATGAAGCCGGCGGGCGACGGGCGGCCCCGGATTTTCGTGATGCGGGACGCGCTCGTGGAACGTGACGAGTCGCTGGCGCAGGCGAAGAAGCCGCTGTGCACGGAGGAGGAAATTCCCGGGTACGTGTGGAACCCGGAGAAGGACCAACCGGTAAAGAAGGATGATCACGGATGTGACGCAATGAGGTACGCTGTGGCAGAAAGTGATCTGGGGATCCAGCTGGGAATGAGGTGGGTCGAGTGATGCACCGCCTCGCCGAACAGCTGAGATGGATGGGCAAGCGCGCGCGTGACGCCGTAGCTGCTGCCCGCTCCGTGGCCCTGGGCCTGGGCGGGCTTTCTTGTATCGACCTCGCCGTGTGGCGGACCTCCGTCACGTGGGGCCTGGTTGCCGTCGGGCTGTCCCTGCTCCTCGTGCAGTACCTCACCGAGGGGAGCGGCAAGCGATGAGGACCGTGTTCGGGGGGCTCGCCGAGCTGGTGGCCAAGTCCCCGGTGCCCTACACGCCGACCGGCGGGATGCGCGGGGCCATCGGCTCGGCTCTCACCCGTGGCAGCCGCGGCGCGCAGCTGGCGGCCATGGAGAGCGTCTCCACGATGTTCTCCATCGCGTCGCTGCTGGCCGAGGCCACCGCCGCCGTCGACTGGAGCCTGTACCGGACCCACGACGGGCGCGGCAAGGTCCGCGGCGAGGAGCCCCGCGAGGTCACCGACCATCTGGCCCTGCGGGTCTGGAACCAGCCGAACGCGTTCATGAGCCGGCAGGCGTACGTCGAGACCGTGCAGCAGCACATCGACCTCGTCGGCGAGGGCTGGGGCGTCCTGGGCTTCTACGACGCGGGCATGACGATGCCGCGCGAGATCTGGCCGGCCCGCCCGGACATGATGAACGTGGTCCCGGATCCGGACGAGTTCATCGCCGGCTACTGGTACGCCAGCCCCGACGGCACGCAGGTGCCGCTCACCACGACCGAGGTCCTGCGCATCACGATGCCGAACCCGCGCGACCCGTTCCGCGGGATGGGGCCGGTGCAGTCGCTCATGGCCGACCTCGACGGCATCCGCTACTCCGCCGAGTGGAACCGGAATTTCTTCTTGAACAGCGCGGAGCCGGGCGGGATCGTCGAGTTCCCGCGCAACCTCTCCGATCCTGAGTTCAAGAAGTTCGTCGCGCGGTGGAACGAGCAGCACAAGGGCGTCTCGAAGGCGCACCGGGTGGCTGTGCTGGAGAACGGGAAGTGGGTCAGCAACTCGTTCTCGCAGAAGGACATGCAGTTCGTCGAGCTCCAGGACGTCTCCCGCGACAAGGTGCGCGAGGCGTACCGGGTGCACAAGCACATGCTCGGCCAGTCCGACGACGTCAATCGGGCCAACGCGGCGGCCGCGGACTACACGTTCGCCAAGCGGCTCGTGGTGGCGCGGCTGGAGCGCTGGAAGGGGATGCTGAACGGGCAGTTCCTGCCGCGGTTCGGCGCGACCGGCGCGGGCGTCTACTTCGACTACCACAACCCGGTGCCCGAGGATGAGGAGCTGGAGAACGCCACGCTCACCGCGCGCACCGGGGCGTTCAAGACCCTGATCGACGCCGGGGTGGACCCGGCCGCCGCCGCCGAGGCGTGCGACCTGCCCCCGCTGTTGATGCGCGCCGCGGCTGCACTCCCCGCCCCGCAGCCGGACCCCGTGCAGGCGCTCGCCGAGCGCATCACGAACCTTCTCGCGATTGGAGCTGGAGCATGAGCGTGCCCCCGTACCTGCGCCGTGAACACCAGCGCCTGATCCCGAAGGCGCTGGCATCCGCCGGCAAGGCGGGCAGCTGGTACGAGATCAAGGCCACGGCCGACAACGGCGCCGAGGTCTTCATCTACGACGAGATCGGCGGCTGGGGCATCCTCGCCGCGGACTTCGTGCGCGACCTCCAGGCGATCGACGCCGACACGGTCACGGTGCGGATCTCCTCGCCGGGCGGCTCGGTGTTCGAGGCGCTGGCGATGTACGCGAGCCTGAAGAACCTGGAGGCCAAGGTGGTATGCGTGATCGACGGCCTGTGTGCCTCGGCCGCGACCGTCGTGGCGATGGCCGGCGACGAGATCACCACGGCCCCGGGTTCGATGTGGATGGTGCACGACGCGCTCGGGCAGGTCTACGGCAATGCCGCCGACATGCAGCAGATGGCCGACCTGCTGGGCAAGACGAGCCAGAACATCGCCGAGCTGTACGCGGCCCGCGCGGGCGGGACCGCCGACGAGTGGCGCACGACCATGCAGGCCGAAACCTGGTACACGGCCGACGAGGCGGTGGCCGCCGGCCTCGCCGCCGACGGGCTCACCGTGTCCTCGAAGCAGCAGGTGGCCGCGGTGGCGCCTGTGCTGATCAACAAGGAGCCGACCGGCTTCGTGTTCGACGCGGATCTGTTCCGCAACCTGGTGAAGGAGGCGGTCTCGTGACCGTGACCATCGTTCCGAAGACCGCCGTGGAGCTGGAAGCGATGCTCGGCGACCCGGTCGTCATGAAGGATGTGACCGCGAACCCGGACACGTTCAAGGAGTTCATCGGCAACTACGTCCGGGCCAGCGCGGTCAAGGATCCGGACATCGGCGCGCAGGTCCGCGAGCAGGTCCAGCTCGTGATGGCCGACTTCCTGGAGAAGAACGGCACGGACAAGAAGGGCATCAAGCTCGACTTCTCCGCGTCCGGCGACCCGGTCGTGCGGTACGCGAAGCTGCACAACAAGAAGGCCGCGGGCGCCCCGCTCGACGGCGTGTTCCCGGACGTGACCGCCTTCCTCCAGGCCACCTGGAACAAGGCCAACAACACCGACGAGATCAAGGCGAAGCTCCAGCAGATCGTCAACTACCAGGAGAAGGTTCCCTCCGAGGGCGGCTTCCTGGTGCCGGAGGAGTTCCGCTCCGAGCTGCTGCGCCTGAGCCTGACCAACGCCGTCGTCCGGCCGCGGGCCCGCGTCATCCCGATGGCCAGCGCCACGCTGCGCTTCCCGAAGATCGACGAGTCCTCGCGGGTGTCGAGCGTCTTCGGCGGCGTCGTGGTCTACCGCACCGAGGAGGGCGCCGAGCTCGTCGAGTCGAGCGCGGCCTTCGGCTCGATCAAGCTGGAGGCGACCAAGCAGACCGCCCTCGCCCACGTCACCAACGAGCTGGTCCGCGACTGGGGCGCGTTCGGCGTCTTCATCAACGAGATCTTCCCCGAGGCGCTGGCCTTCTACGAGGACCTGGATTTCCTCTCTGGGACCGGCGTCGGCGAGCCGCTCGGCGCGCTGAACACGGGCAACGCCGCGATCATCGCGGTGGCGGCGCAGGGCGGCCAGTCGGCCACCACGATCGTGTGGGAGAACGTCATCCGGATGTACGCTCGGATGCTGCCCTCCTCGATCGGCCGCGCCGTGTGGATCGCCAGCCCGGACGTGTTCGTCGAGCTGGCCACCATGGCGCTGTCGGTCGGTACCGGCGGGTCGGCGGTCTGGATCACCAACGGGCACGACGCGCCGGTGCTGACCCTGCTCGGCCGCCCGGTGATCATGGACGAGAAGGCCCCGGCCGCGCTCGGCACGCAGGGCGACCTCTCGTTCTGCGACTTCGGGATGTATCTGGTCGGCGACCGTCAGCTGATGACGGTGGACTCCTCGGAGCACGTGAAGTTCACCAGCGACAAGACCACCTACCGGATGATCCAGCGCAACGACGGCCGCCCGTGGCTGGAGAACGCCATCACCCCGCAGAACGGCAGCGCGACGCTGTCCCCGTTCGTCCAGCTGGCGACCCGCTAGCAGGAACAGGGCGGGCCGGGCATTGAAACCCCCGGCCCGCCCCGAACCGGCCGGGCATTGAAACCCCCGGCCAGGAAGTGAGTCACCGATGGAAGCACTCGGACGAGTGTTCAACGCCGTGGCAATCGCCGACGGCGTGTACGTCAACCTCAAGGACGCGGGTGGCGTCTCGTTCCTCTGCTACCTGGCG